CAACTCATCGCACTCTCCGAACAGACGTTTGTGTACAGCCGCAGCTTTCTTACTTGCGCCCTTGGTGTCACACAATTCTTCGGATGCGCGTTTGTCTTTCTTGCGTCCAGTGGATTGTCCGATAGACAACTCTACAAGTGACGTTGACGAACTGAGAGAGGCATAGTTGTCTATGTTAGTAGCTTTACTAACAGCCGTTGATGTTGGGTTTATGGTTTGCATGTTCATTGAATTTCTCCACTTCCAGTTTTTAGTATTTGTGTGATTACGTTGTCTCTTCTCTCGATCCAGTCAGACTGACAGTCAGGCTTCCAATTCTTGTCACTGAATGGATACTCAGAATTGTAGCCTTCACGACTAGCGTTGAACCCGTGCAAATATGCGTCTCTCATAAGTGCACGTATCTCTATGATTAGATCAGTGGCTAGATCCGTTATAACGGTGTCTTCTTTGTTAGTCATTTTACTAACACTCCTTCTAGTTTGGCTTCTGGTTTAGATGTAGCAAGTCTGACTTGCGAGTGATCACAGTGTAGTTGCCCTTGTGCAGCGGGACTATGCAGTGTTTTACTTCTCGTGCAGACGTCTCTCCACAATCTAGGCAAAGAGGGTAGCCGAGATAGTAACGGCGTATGTCGTATGCAGAACCGCAATCGACACAGACAGCTTTCTGTCTAGATACCTGATATGCCAGTTCCGACGATGGTGTTAGTGGGGTCACTAACAGTCGAAAGGCCTTGATTAGTTTTTGTAACATTGAACGTATACTCCTGTCTTTTGAATGTGCCTACATTATACTATATATGTATGTGTTTGTCAAGCGTTGCATATATCAAGGTATATGGATCAAACACAGACATATACTGTTAGTAACACTACTAACACTACAATGTACCTATAGTACCTATTATGTAACTTTTTAAAACCGCTTAAGTGTCTGATAATAAAGCAATGTTACTTTGTAACCTTTTCTGAGGACACTGTGAGGGGGTAATTTTGGATTGTGCTTCGAGGGAGGAATATGCTTTTTCTTGTCGAGAGTTCTCTTACGTAGTCTGTGTGTTTAAAAGAGGTTACAAAGTAACAATATAAATAAAACAATATCTTATGCGATTTAAAAAAGTTACATTATGGGAAAAATGGTTACACAAAAAGTTACATTACTAAAAAAGCGAACTGCTAGAGAGATAACTGGTATAGGTAGACTTGTATGTATGAGCGAACTACTAGAGAGATAACTGGTATTAAAAAATTTAGGCACAAAAAAAGTGGGGAGCCGAAGCTCCCCGATAGTTTAAGATGGTTTCTTAGTCGAAGCTTTTGCTCTTGGCTTGGGCTTCGCTTTTTCGTTTGCGTCGGCAAGCAGTAAGCTGATCTGATCGAGTAGTGTCATCATTTCAACAATATCCACATGCTTATCCGCGCCTTGCGCTTTTTTAGGATCAAATTTTTGCAGGCGTTCCGCGTAGGTGTTCATTAATTTTATACCTGCATCAGTCAAAGGCTGCTTTGTTTTTGACTTACCTGCGCCTTTATTTGCTGGCGTCTTTGGCGCTTCCAACTCTTTGGTATATTTGACCAAAGCAGCACTCATCTTTTTACGCATATCACCAACACCCGCCATTGCGGTATTTTGTGTTAGACCTTTGCGTCCAGTAATTGCCCAATACGATCCAGCGTCTGGCAATAGTGGCTCATCGCGTCCGACCTTTTTAGCATCAGGCGCATATGTGACTGAATAGGCTGAAGCGCCACCAAGGTATATAATGAACGCCGCATTGAAATCGTCGTAAAAAGCACGCATGCTATTGCTGTTTTTTACTTCCTTCCAAACAAATAGCTTGGCGATGTTTTCACTTGATCCATGCCCTAACTCGACAGCTTTGTCATACCAGTATTTAACTGCCTTGTTTTTTAGTTCGCCACCAATGATCCAATTGCCAGCGCCTTGATTGACGTCTTCACTATTTTTAATCATTGGAATACTTGTCTCTGTTTTGACAATAGCGTTGAAAAGTTTATTAAACATTGTTTGATCCTTTCTCAGATCTGTTAGTAGGTTACTAACAAGGCAGCTCATCTGCCCTGCTATGTCATCCATTATACGCGTATACGTCTATGTGTCAAATATATAGCTGTAGATATGGCATCCCCACCCGCCCCCCACCCCCCTCTAGGCGCACACGCGCACAACTAGTTATACATATTAATCTGCACAAAAATTTTGCGTTTTATTTAGTTTCAGTTATATAGCGATTATGGCAATCCATATTGAACCCGAAGGCGGTATACCCATACCCCCACCTAGTAAGACCAAAGACTTGGCAAAACGCGCTTCTGCGGCGGCGGCAACTGTAAATTTTTTGTCTGAACACGGGTTAAAAGTAGAAGTTAATGGTGACGACAAAGATGTATCTGCAAAATTAGCTATGGCATATGCGGCAGATCCTGAGAAGACATCCAAAAAAGCCACCCCAGCCCGTACCGCATCCCTTACACCTGCATCTTTGCTCTTAACAGATCAAATTTTAAAGAATTTTGGGCATTCTGTAGTAGAAAGTGCTACTCAGATACGGCATCTCGTTACAAATAAGTTGATAGAAGAGACAGAGAGTCCTGATGTTCGGGCTAGATTACGTGCTTTAGAGCTTTTAGGTAAGATTGCTGACGTAGGTTTGTTTGCAGAACGCACAGAAGTGACAATAACACATCAAACCACTGATGATTTAAAAGAAAGATTGCGTTCTAAATTAGCAAAACTTGTTAAACCCGTAGAAGACGCTGTTGTTTTGGATTCTTCTACCATAGATTTGGATAAAGAGTTTGGTTTGAAAGATGACTGAGCCTGTTCTTGCGGATGTTGCAGCAGATATGGGGTTTTCCCCCTTAGAAATACAACGAATGTTGGATAATTTAGACGTATATTCGCAAGAAGAGTTAGCAGAAATAGAAAAAATCGCGGATGAATTGGATATTCGCAAACAAAATACCGCAGCGCAGGATGATTTGATAGAATTTTGTAAAAGAATGCAGCCAGATTACAAAGTTGGGCGGCATCACCGCATTCTTGCTGACGAATTGATGGCTATTGAGGCGGGAAATAAGGATCGTATCTGTGTAAACATCCCCCCACGACACGGTAAGTCTCAATTAGTGTCTATATTCTATCCAGCATGGTTTTTGGGGCGTAATCCTGACAGAAAAGTCATGATGGTGTCTCATACTACCGATCTAGCGGTAGATTTTGGTAGAAAAGTTAGAAATATTATATCCTCAGACGAGTATATAACAATATTCCCAAAGGTTTCCCTAGCGGTAGACAGTAAATCTGCGGGTAGGTGGAATACAAACTTTGGGGGTGAGTATTATGCGTGCGGTATTGGGTCTGCTCTCGCTGGTAGGGGTGCTGACCTCCTGCTCGTTGACGATCCCCATTCAGAACAGGATGTTATCAACGGAAACTTCTCTGTGTTTGAAAAAGCTTACGAGTGGTTCACCTTCGGTGCGCGTACTCGTCTTATGCCGGGAGGTCGAGTAGCAATTATTCAGACCCGTTGGCATATGGATGACCTCACGGGACGTGTAACTAACGATATGGTGAAGAACGAAGGGGCTGATCAATACGAAATTATTGAGTTCCCCGCACTTTTAGATTCTGAAGATGCAAATGGTCGGCCCATACAAAAACCGTTGTGGCCTGATTTCTTTGATTTAGCGGCTTTGGAACGTACAAAAGCATCTATGCCTACGTTCCAGTGGAATGCGCAGTATCAACAAAACCCTACGGCAGAAGAAGCATCTATAGTAAAACGTGAGTGGTGGCAGCTATGGCCCAAAGATGATCCTCCGTCTGTGGAATATATTATCATGTCGCTTGATGCGGCGGCAGAAAAACACAATCGCGCTGACTATACTGCTCTCACCACATGGGGTGTGTTCTTTAATGAGGAAGAAAATGCACATCACATCATCTTGCTACATAGCATAAAGGAGCGACTTGAGTTTCCTGAACTGAAAGAGCTTGCTTTAAGGGAATATGATGAGTGGGAACCCGATGCATTTATTGTGGAGAAGAAGTCTGCAGGAGCGGCGTTATATCAAGAAATGCGTCGTATGGGATTACCTGTACAAGAATACACACCCCATAGGGGTACGGGTGATAAGATGGCACGTCTAAATAGTATTTCGGATATTATTGCCAGTGGTTTTGTCTGGGTCCCTGACAAAAGATGGGCTGAGGAGGTTGTAGAAGAAGTTGCAGGGTTTCCATTTATGTCTAACGATGACCTTGTTGACTCTACAGTCATGGCACTTATGCGATTTAGGCAGGGGGGATTTATTCGTTTACCCACGGATGAGTGGGACGATGAACCGATATACCGCAGACCTGTGGAGTATTATTAGTTTGCGGTCTTCATAAGCCAAACCAACGCAAACAATCCACCAACGCAAAACAAGAATAAAAATATGCCAGCAGCCCACTCTGTAATTGTTTGCCAAGTTTCTATTCTTTTGTATTCATGTTCTCGTTGAGCTTTCCTCACTTCTGCTTCTATCTTCAATAGCTCTTGCCATGCGGATGGACCTAATGTTCCAGAGATCCATGTTCTTAATTCTTCGCGTTGAGCCTGTATCTGCCTACGTTGCACAAATAGTTCCATAGCTTGGGCCTCTATACCGCCACCCAAAGTTTTGTACCACGGAGGTTTTTCTATTTGTTTGGCTGCAAACTCAAAATCACTTAAACTTTTTGACCATCTGGATAAATCTTTACCCATGCTCTCTAGATCTCTTCCGATCTGACAGCCCTTACGGATGGCGTTAAAAGCAGCAGTACAACCTGCGATGGCAGTTACGGGGTCTATCATCTTGTTTTTGTACCATGTATTGTCTACAACCTACTTGGGACTCCACTTCCCGTGTCCCACGGCGAGGCGCGGTGACCCCACCGCCGTGCTTCGCCAACTAAGAGTATAGACCACA